TGGTGCAGGGGCTGTAGCTTACTACAAAGTTCCTGCTTTCAAGATGTTCGTAGATGTTTATGCGTCTAAGCTTTTAAGTAAGCACGAAGCAGAGATAATGGAACTTATTGAAAAGAACCTAACGCCCAAAATGCGAGAAAAGCTTTCTACAGAGGCTGAAAAGCATCTGAAGAATGAAATTCTAGTACAGGTTATCCTAAGCAATTTTGACCACACGGAAAAGAAAGCTCAGGGCACCGTTAAGAAACTTATACGAGATTTAGCTAAAGAAGCATAATGTTCGATTTGGCGACAGTTCTCGTAGAAGCCAAGAAGACTTTAGAGGAAGATTCCGCTACAGACATACGATTTAACCACAATTACGAGATATTTAAGAGGTTCGTAGATGTTGCGGAGTCATCTTCAACAGATGAGGAGTTTCACAGGCGTATTTTAACCGATTTTGATTTATTTTGTTTAGCTTATGTGAGACTTGACAACCGCAAGCCTATGTTTCCTGCCCCTTGGCAGAGTGAGGCTGTGGCTATTTTTGAGAGTAGAGAGGTTAATTTATTTATTGAACCTCGTAAGATAGGTAAGAGCGCGGTTTTGAGTGCATATATTCTTTGGAAGATGTGCAAGGAAGCCACGACAAGAGCAGTTATTTTTGCTCCTACCCAGGACCAGCTTTTCATTATGGAGGACATATGGAAGGCTTTAAAGCGTTGCGACTACTTAATGCAGACATATGTGCAGCCCAGCGCTAAAATGGGAGAAAGAGGTACCTATGGTAAGGAATATATTCGCTTTGGATTCAATGAATCAGAGGTTGTAGCTAGTAATTTAGCGCAATCGCAGAAAGCAGACAGTAAAAGAGGTAATAAAGGGTCTCTTTTCATCGTTGACGAGATAGAATTGGTCACAAAAGAGGTCAGAACTACAGTTATTGACGATATGATGGCCGATACTTACACAGAAAAGAAGATGATAATGGTAGGAACTCCTAAAACAGTAGCTAACCCAGAGTTAGAAATTGAGTGGGAAGCCTACTTGAATGAGCCAGAAGAGTATGGAACTCACCATATTGACGTATGGGACGCCATTTTACAAGGCGCAATCACTCGTAGCTATATAAAAAACCGTTTTAAACGTCTAAATATTCCCTGTCAGTGGGTACTGAAGAAGGGACTTTGTGCCCCGCGCGACCTAACAGAAGACGCAGAGATAGATGGATGGAAGTGTAACAAGTGTTGTATGCTTAATGAGGACTTTGTTGCGGAAAATATGGGCGAATTCCCTAAATCTGCAGGTAAATTCTTCCCTAAACTGTTTCTTCAGGAGTGTGCAACGGAGACTTGGGAGTTAAATATTAATCCCGAGGCCGGCAGAGACTATATTATGGGGATTGACTACGGATTATTGCTAAATCCTACGCAAATAACGGTGTTTGAGGTATCTGGGGACCGTGCACGTCTAGTATTTTGGGAAGAAATAGCCCCCACACCCCCAGAATCGGGCACAAGAGACTATGACCCTATTATAGAACGTATAAAGACTATATATCACGCGTATAAAGGTAAGATAGTGCGCATTTATCCCGATGCTACTGCAGTAGGTATACAAATAACAGCAGACTTAACTAAAGAACCTAGGAGAATACCTTCGGTGAAGATATACTCCAATGAAACAGCAGCTAAGAAAGAAGTACTTGGTGTTTGGATGACAGGACCATATAAGCACGATATGTTACAGAATTATCGTAAAATTATAATGGACGGACGTCTGAAAGTACCAAAACTCGAACCTTTCTATACAAAATTCCTTCTTGAGCACGATGGAGTAGTAGTTCAGAAGGTCCAGGGCACTTCTAACTATTTAAAGTTCAAAGAACCTGTAGGTGGAACTATTGATTTACTCGATAGTATGGGATTGGCCCTTCTACATCTATCAAAAGATGTAAGTCCACCTTTTTTAGGATTTGCAGCGTCAAAATTGAAATTATGAGCTTTTACGGAGGAAATTTAGAGAATGATTGCATTGCCATCTTAAATTGGTGTTATAGAAACCAAAGTAAGAAACAAAGCTACAGAGTGTTCGCAGATGAACTTGGAATACCTTTAGGAACGTTACATCGTATCATAAAAGGCTTCCAATACTTCGGCGAAAGCCACTGGGCTCTGGCAACGTACGCAAAAAAGTACGGATATGATATTACGTACGTAGGTAAAAAAGGATGTATCATTTGGGTAGACAAACGTCGCCCTTATTTGGAGAATCCCGCTTTATATGAAGATACTGGAGATTTGTTCCAAATTTAAATAATGGAGAGTCGCTATGACAGAAGATAACAATAAATCACCATTTTTTGGCGGATGGTTTTCATCCGCAGACAGTCCACTGACTGATTCTTCAGAAACCTTTGATGTATACGATACAAGCATAGGGGACTACAGAGATAAAGAAGTTACTAAATTTTACGACCACTATCTTCTGGAATACCAAGAAAATGAGTGGTTCTCCTTTTTAGTTGATTACGTGGTTGGAGAATTATTCACTGATTATCAATTTGTTGGTGAAGGAGCCGAACAGGTTCGTGAATTCTTTGAAAATGTTGACCCACTAGCATACGACGAGATTGAGATGATGGGTCTTAATGTCGTACGGGAGGGTACAGGTGCATTAAAGAAATACTGGTCTGATGGACAATTGACGCAACTTAAGGCTATGAATGGCCGTCTTTTACGCCTCGATACGATGGCAAATAAGAAAAAGGTTGCATCTAACAAACCCGCAAATCGTTTGGGTAGCGAATCGCAGATGCCTTCTAGTATAGCAGGTCAAACGCAAACTTATTCATCTAGCTTAGGTGCAAAGGTGAATGAGGTAGAAGATACTCAATTTTTACAGGTTTCTGTCGCTTCAGACTCTAGATTTTTGGTAAATATGAGAACCTGGAGAATAAACGACTTCGGTGATTATAGAAACGAGCAAATAGCCTTGTGCCGTATAAAACGTGATGCAAGGTCGCCTTACGGCATACCATTTGGTCGTTCTAGCTTTCACGTTATCAAAGCTTTAAAGGGTGTCAATAGAGACATTCTCGCATCTATCAAGATGAATTCTAATAACCTTAAAGTTATTAGTGCTGACTTAAGTGGTCTCGATTCTGAGAATGACAAAAAGACAGCTTTAGAGAATCTCGCTAAGGCCTACGATAAAATATCTTCGGCTACTCAAGGAGTCGTGGCGATTGATAATCATCACGAGGTCGGTTATATGGGAACAACCGGCGCTGGTTCTAGAGACAGTCGAGTATTAGAAGTTATGGGACATTTAGAGCCTGTTATATCTGCTCTCCTAATGAATTACTTATTTTCTATAGGATTAATCGAACAATCGGGCGCTAATAAATCAATTATCTCCCGACAGGAAATAAGAGCAGAAAGACAAATAGAACGATACAGGAGGGCAGTTGCAAGGTTTTTCGAAACTCAGATATTCCCTGATATAACTGACCAACCGTGTCGCTTAGTATTCAAAAAATACTATGAACCTGAAATATGGTTACAATTATTTGAAAAGAACGTTATAACAAGAGAGAAACTATTAGAACAAATGTCTATTATTGACGATGGTACTACTTATTATAATGATATATCTATGGTGAACATAGGAGGTGAAGGAGGATTTGGCAAAGGAGCTAATTTCAAATCTGACACCAGCAATGATGATTCATCTGATAAAAGAACTAGAGAGGAAGAACAATAATGCCCAAAGTAGGTAAAAAAACATTTCCATACACAAAAGCAGGGAAGCGATTAGCTATGGAAGAAAGGAAAAAGAAAAAAAGAGGTAAGAAATAATGGCAAGTACAATAACAGCCGCTACAATGACCGTAACGATAACTGAAAGTATTAATCTAAATGGTATGAACCAGGGCGCTACTAATACTTTATCTTTAGCAAGTATTGCTGAAGTATCAAAAAGAATAGTAAACGTACCAGCTTCAGAAGTAGAAATAGTCGCAATGAGCACTGCAGTAGCTGCAGGAACATTCGTAGAATCTACAGTTAAGTATATTAGAATAACTAATTTAGATGATACAAATCACGTTGTATTAACTTTTAAGAGTGAAGGAAATCACGAATTTGCAGTTAAGCTAGACAAAGGACAATCCTTTATCTATAATGGTGATATCGCAGGAGGAGTTGTCGATACAATGGATGCTTCAGGTTCAGCGCTTTCATTAGCGTTAGAAGATTTAGTAAACATAACAGCTCTCGCAGATACAGCTGCTTGTGATTTAGAAGTTTTTGTAGCATCAACTTAAATTAAATAAAAAATGGCAAAAGATGATTACGGAGCAATAAGCGTAATTTCTCAAGAAGAAAGAGAAGCTTTAGGACTCAGTGGACCACGAAAACCCGATGAAGAGGGAGTATTCGAACAAATAGGCAAGACTGCCGATAAGATAGGGGAGACAAAGTTAGGACAAAAAATAGGTTCTATTTTGACTGTCTTTATTTTAGCTATGTTTGGAAGTGGTAACGTTGATGTTGATATGTTCCGTGAATTCTTCGGGGAAGAAGACGAACCAATGTTGAAAGGGGGGTGTACAGACCCTACGGCAATCAACTTTAAACAAGATGCCGATTTTGACAATGGCAGTTGTCAGTTTCCCCCGCCAGTTAAGTACGGATGTACTGACGCGAGTGCCACGAACTATGATTCACAGGCAACTCACGATAATGGAAGATGTCAGTACCTAAATCAAAACGGAACAAATAACGAAACACAGACTAATGAAACTGTGTATGGTTGTATGGACGTTGACGCAAATAATTACAACGATAGAGCAACAGAAGATGATGGCTCTTGTGATTATGAAAATGAGGAGAATCATTGTAACCATACTCAATTGGTTCTCTGGGATGGACTAGAGTATGGTAATTTTTCAAGAGAGGAAAATACGTTAGATATATATGTCGATATGGATACTAATTGTGATGACGACGGTGACCCTTTACCTGTGTTGGTGTATTATGATGTGGGTCACTTTTTCGAAGGGGAGAATGAAACTATAGAATTTGATGCTATGGTTTATGATGAGTACTATTTCAATGTTTCTGGATGGTTTGAAGATGAACATTGGTTAGATTTACAATATCCTATAGAGGATAACTTTACGAACATATATGAAGGAGTATATTATTTTTATGCTACCTTTTATGCGGATTATAATAATACCGGGGATTATGAATACGTTACATTTATTACTAATTGGGCCTATTACAACAATGGTGAAGACCTGGGTTTTAGATTAGAGGAAATTGAGTGATATTGGAATGGTTGGTAATAATGTTGGAAATTGTTGCAGTTGCGGCTGCTGTGTTAGCACTAATTGCTGTAATAATGATGATAAATGCAGTTGTGTTACACTTAAATGCGATTGCAAGTCGAATGAAGAAATCGAAAATTGAGGAAAAAGGGAGGAAAGAAACAATGAGTCAAGCAAAAGAAGGAGTAACATTTAACGATATCTTTATGTTTATGATTGCTGTCCCATTAGTATTATTATGGGTCGGTTTCGCAGGCTATGTTATATGGCACGGTCTAAGAGACCCCGGTGTTCTAGCCCAAATCGAAGGTTATACAACTTTGATAGCTATATTAGGAGGCCCCGCCCTTCTTATTATCAAGGACGCTTTAGATGTGTGGAAACAAGAACAAGCAGAAAAAACAGCGTTTTATAAAATAAAAGCTCAAGCAGTTATTGATTATAATGATAAAGCTCAAGAACAAGCTCAAATGATTGAAACTAAACAACAAGAGCAAGAACACAAAATGGAAAATAAAAAATAGGAGATTAAACTATGGAAAAACAAGAAATGATAGATTTTCTTAAAGCTAGAGGAATGCTAGAAAAAGGAATGACTCAGTTAGTTGGTTGGGAACTTGCAGAAATAGTCGAAAAGGCTATGGAAGATGGAGTACCAACTTTAGAAGAAACTGAAGAAATCGAAGAACTTTTGGAAAAACCTAAAGAAGAACCTAAGGAAGAAAAACCAAAGGCAAAACCAAAGGCAAAGCCAAAGGCAAAAGCAAAACCAAAAGCAAAAAAGGAAAAGAAAGAATAAATATGTGCTGTAACAAAGAATGCAACTGTACAGATTGCTGTACTGAGGAATAACTTTAAATAGGTATAATATGGTAGTAAAGAAGAAGGGCAAAGG